GAGAAACTCATCATCACGAAACTCTTGGCTAATCTCGAGTTGACACATGATCTGGAGCTCACCAAACGTGCGGCGCAAGCCGACCGGAAGAGCCCTCTTTGCATCCTTTTGTACGGAGGCTCAGGTATCGGTAAGTCGACATTGCAGAATGTCTTCTTCCAGCACTATGGTAAACGCCGCAACCGCAAGACCACCCCAGAGTATCGCTATGTGCGCAACCCCACGGACCCCTATTGGTCAGGTATGAATTCCACCCAGTGGTGCATCATCCTGGACGACATCGCGTTCCTGGCCCCACAGATGGGTGTCCTTGACCCCACTCTCGCTGAGATGTTGTGCATCGCCAACAATGTGCCTTTCGTACCTAACCAGGCCGAATTGGCCGATAAAGGGCGGACGCCAGTGCGCGCAGAACTTGTCTTGGGATCGACTAACACAGAAGACCTCAACTCGTTCGCGTACTTTAGCTGCCCCTTGGCGGTGCAGCGACGCTTCCCTTACGTAGTGGACATCACGGTTAAGCCGGAATTCCAAAACGTTGAACGCCCAGGCATGCTCGACAGTTCTAAGGTCCCCGAGACTACTGTCGGGTCTTATCCTGACTTCTGGCATTTTCACGTGAAGCGTGTCGAGCCTGCGGGCACCGATCGCAAGAACCAACGTGGCAAGCTGGAAACGGTCAAGAAGATGACTTCCATGCGAGAACTCCTCGTGTGGTACAACAAGGTCATCGACGATCACAACGCGATTCAGGACAAGATTGAAGTCGGCACTAAAAGTATGACTGACACCGTACTGTGCGACAGTTGCTCCATGCCTTCGACGTGGTGCACGTGCCTGGCTGTGCAGTCTGCTACTATCGAGGGCGAGAGTGAGGACGATCCTCCCATCGAGAGCGCAAGTGAAGTGGCAGCTAGCATGGGGCTTGAAACGCCTCCTACGACGCTTGTCATGTACACACCCCCCGCTTACTTCGAAGCGCCTGTTGCGCAAGAAGTGTGGAGTTGGCCTCTTTTGGACTACCTCGCCACCTTTGACACGGTGACATGGATCATCGTCATCTGGTACGCCTCCATTCGTTTTTTTTGGGTCGACACGTACATCTCCTTCATCCCGATACTCATGTTCGGTGATGGGTGGTATGGACGACTCCTCCTACGCAGCAAATTCAAACTGCGCCTTTTACGGGTCGCGGTCGGAGTCGCAGGCAGGAATGTCGAGACAGGTCTCGGAGGAGGTAACAAGATGCGAAACCTCGCCCTCGCGGTGGGTAGTTGCATCGTGGCTTACAAAACTGTCAGTGTTTTGCGGGGTTTCTTCGGATCCCCCAAAGTGCAAGGTGGCGCCCCCTCGAACCTCACATCGATTGGTAAGGCTCCCACCCCCGACATCAACTATGTTGAGAAACCGAGCTACGCCGATCCTTATCCGTTTACGAACCAGGATCTTTCTCAGACAACTTTGTGCACGAAGGGCCAAGACGGAAAACTCATCACGCAACACATCGAAGCAGCTACGTGTGTCTTTCACTCTCACTATGAGGGTGTCACACGCGTAACCACAGCTGTGAATGTGCGTGGAGCAACCTACATGGTGAACAATCATGGCATCCCGACGCAGTTTCCGTTCTTTTTAGATGTTACATGTGAGAAGAAAGGCACTCTATCCGGCTCCATGAAAGGTCTGAAGATCACCGCATCTATGGTGCACCGCATTCCTGAGCGCGATCTAGCGTTCGTGAAGTTGCGCTGCCGCCCGCCCGCTACCGACATCACGCAGTACTTTTGCAAGAAGAACTACGTGGGTCTCCTTGATGGTCGCTACATCGGTCGCGACGTCACGGGTAAGCTTTGGCACAAGGAAGTTCAGAACATTAAACTTGGATCATACACATGGAAATCACACACCGTGAATGTGAAACAAGATTGTTGGTCCGGCACCGTCGCGAGTCCCACGAGTGTCGGGGACTGCGGGTCGCTACTCCTGTCTAACACACCTAAAGGTTGGGCCATCCTAGGAATCCACACACTTGGAGATGACCACCAGAAGGTGATGGCAATGAAGGTTGACTTGGAGACCGTGGTGGAAGCATGTGACACACTGGAAAGTGAGTACTGCTCCCGCGGCCAAGTCCAGGTTTCTGCACCGTCGAAGACGCGCAATCTTGGCGACCTCTCATCGCAGAGTGTCATCAAGAGCGCCAACAATGGAGTAGCTAACGTGATTGGTTCGTTTACAGGCGAATTCCGGCAACGGAGTAAGTCTAATGTGGCAGCCACGTTTCTCGCGCCTTTCTTGGTCAAGTACGGGTACGAGATGACGCGAGCCAAGCCGGACATGACCAAGCGCCCTTGGGTGCATGCGCTTAATGACACGACGCGGCCTGTGGTGCTCATGGACAACGACATTCTTGATACGGCACGTGATTCTTTCATCCAGGAAACGACGATGGACGACGTTCGCGCTGTGCACGTCTACCCGCTGGACGTCGCCATCAACGGTTGCCCCGGTCTTATGTACTGCGACAAGATGAACCGCAAGTCGAGTGCTGGAGCTCCCTATAAGAAATCCAAGAGCCACTTCATGCACTTCATCGACGAGCACGTCTCAACGGACATGGACGTCTCTGACGAGATCAAAGAGACTGTTGCTGACATGATTGCCACCTACCAACGGGGCGAGCGTGTCCACACTATCTACTGTGGTCATCTTAAGGACGAACCAGTGACCCACGAGAAATGCGCGTCAGGCAAAACTCGCGTCTTTACGGCATCTGGAATGGCTTACACTTTGGTGGTGCGCATGTACTTGCTATCCTCCATCGTGTTCATGCAGAAGAACCGTTTTGTTTACGAGACGGGTCCAGGTACTGTAGCCCAGAGCCTCGAGTGGGAAGAGATCCGTGAGCACCTTGTGCAGCACGGTGAAGACCGCATCGTGGCCGGCGACTACTCCAAGTTCGACAAACGCATGCCGGCGAACGTCATTCTTGCGGCCTTTGACATCCTGTACAATCTGTGCGAGCGTGCAGGTTACTCGAAAGACGAACTCATGGTCGTCCGCGGAATCGCTTATGACACAGCTTTCCCCACCGTGGACTTCAATGGTGATCTGATCGAGTTTTACGGTAGCAACCCATCCGGGCATCCGCTCACCGTGATCGTCAACGGTCTGGCCAATTCGCTGTACATGAGGTACTGCTACATCGTCCTGCGCCCGCTTGGCGATACGACCCCCTTCCGGAGCAACGTGGCTCTTATGACCTATGGTGATGACAACATCATGGGCGTATCTGCGCGTGCACCGTGGTTCAACCACACAGCTATCCAAAAAACGCTGGCGTGGGTGGACATTGGCTACACAATGGCTGATAAAGAAGCGGAGTCGGTGCCGTACATCCACATCAACGACGCAAACTTTTTGAAGCGTACGTGGAGGTGGGATGCGGAAGTAGGAGCGTACGTCGCTCCTCTGGACCTTTTGTCGATCGAGAAGATGTTGATGATCTGCGTGCCGAAGAACAACGTCACCGAACGTCACCACGCCATCCAGGTGTTGGGGACAGCAGTGCGTGAGTACTTTTGGTACGGCCGCGAGATCTACGAGACATCGGTCGTCAAGTTCCAGAAAGTAGTGGAAGAAGCAAACCTCGAACTCTACGTCGAGGCTTCCACATTCCCGTCATGGGAAGAATTGCATGAGGACTTCTGGTCGCGTTCCAAACACGTGACATTGAAGCGATCACCCCTTCAGCGCGACTAAGCGCACCCCCGGGAGTAAACCCATCCAAAAATCCAGGAGACAACCTTTGAACAAACATTTGCGGTGGGGCGGCATCCCACCACATCTTAATCAAAATCGCTACGAAGAACTATTTTGAGGAGTCCGACTGCAGAATCGGACAAGGTTGCGTAGAAGTACCTAAGCTTTTACCTGGCGCGTCTCCAGCTGAGACGCCTGCACCCTCGACAACGTCGTGGACGGTGCAAGCCGACGTGGTCCCCCTTTCCGGAGGTGGGGCCACGGTGGCAACCACGCATGAAACTGTTACGTTTAATGATACGGCTCGCGGTCAAACCGCGGGCTTGGACATTCTTACGTCTCCTGCTTCATCTATTGATCAGACTGAGAACATCGACTTCGTCAAGTTCTTGTCACGTCCCGTTCGTATAGCTAACTTTACGTGGGCAGAGGCAGATGCTATCGGAACCATTCGGACTTACAACCCGTGGCAACTTTACTTCTCTGACGCCCGTGTCAAGTACAAGCTCAACAACTTCGCATTTATTCAGTGCAAACTGAAGGTCAAGGTCCTGGTTAACGCATCACCATTTTACTACGGTATGATGTACATGGGTTACCAGCCTTTACCTACTCTTACACCTTCCACGATCGTGAATGACGCAGCAACACGCTATCTGATACCGTATTCGCAGCGTCCACATCTGTGGTTGGAACCGACGAAGAACGCAGGAGGAGAGATGACGCTCCCGTACTTCTACCAACAGAACTGGATCGACGCTCAATCGAACCAGGCAATGATCGACCAAGGTGTGCTGTCTTTCATCAACTACACGCTCCTCCAGTCAGCCAACGGCGCTGCAGGAGCTGGAGTTACAGTATCCATCTATGCTTGGGCAGAAGATGTGAAGCTGTCCGGCCCTTCGGTCGGTCTTGCTACACAGTCTCTTGTCGTGCAGTCTGATGAGTATGGTGATGGCGCGGTGTCAGGCCCAGCTTCTGCTGTCGCTCGTGCTGCTTCGCAGCTTGAGTCGATTCCAGTTATTGGGCGTTTCGCCACAGCAACACGCCTCGGTGCTTCAGCAGTCTCTGCCATCGCATCTCTTTTCGGGTGGACAAATGTCCCCGTCATTGCAGATACCATGCCACAGCGCATCGAAGCTTTTCCCCAGCTAGCCTCAACGCAGGTTGGTTACCCCGTGCAGAAGCTCACGCTCGACCCTAAGAACGAGCTTTCTGTAGATCCGTCGCTGACAGGTCTTACTAGTGCGGACGAGCTCAACATCACACATCTGTGTGGAAAAGAGTCTTATCTCACTAGGGCAACGTGGTCTACCTCGCAAGTGAGCGACACGATCCTCTTCACGAGTCGCGTAACACCTCGACTTTACGATTGTGACGGCCTCGCGCACAACAAGATCTATATGACACCACTCAGCTGGGTTTCCAGTCTGTTTGCCAATTGGCGTGGTGACATCATTTTCAAGTTCACGGTCGTCGCGTCGCAGTTCCACAAAGGGCGTCTACGCGTTTCGTTCGATCCTTCAGGCTATGCCGGGTTGAACATCACAGTGGACTCCAACTCATCCAATGTCGTTTTTACGTCTATCATGGATCTGGGGGAGACCAATGAAGTAGAGTTCACGGTGCCGTACCAACAAGCCATCTCGTATCTGACAAATCGAGCCACTGGTTTCACGGTCGGCAACATTCCGTTCACCACTTCCGCCACGCCTGCCTTCACGTATGATGACCGCTACGATAACGGTACCATCATGCTCAGGGTTCTTACGGCACTCACGGCGCCTGTCGCCTCTTCGTCTGTCTCTATTTTGGTTTCGGTCCGAGCCGCAGAAAACTTCGAATTAGCTAATCCTACGGATCTGCTATCGTTCTCGATGTTTGCACCTCAGTCTGACACCATCGGTGCTGCTTCAAGTGAAACACTCGGCACCATGCAGAACAAGCACTGTCCAGAGCAAAACCTGATTAACTTCGGTGAGTCAGTCAAATCGCTCAGGCAGCTTTTGAGGCGTTCGACCCTTGTGTCCGTCTCAACGCCAGCTGTCAATACCACGTCCGACGTGGTCATTTGGCGAAAAACATACAGCAAAATCCCGGGCATGTATGGCTTCGACCCAGCAGGTATCAACACTGCAACTGGTCTCATCATCCCTGCGACGTTCCCGTTTAATTACTCGATCGTCAATCCGCTAACCTGGGTCATGCCAGCGTTTGTTGCTTATCGCGGGTCCACACACTGGACGTTTAACGTCACGTCTGGATCAATTCCCGTGGAGCACATGCGCGTCACGCGTGACAACAGGGCTTCGTTGCCCATGGGAGAGAGTCTTCTGACCTTCAACCGTGGCACCACATCAGTGAACGCACGCAACTACTTCCAACTCTCTTCTGGTTCTACCGGGAGTGCTCTGGTTAACAGTCGCACGTGCACTGGTGTAAACGTTGCAGCACCAAACTACTCACCCTACCGTTTCCAAAGTACAGCGCCAAAGTATTACACTGCGCCAACACTAGATGACGGAGCCGGTCTGGACTTGTTCCAGCTTGAGTGCGCCTTCAGTGGCACAGGGGCAACGGCTTTACCTGGTACAGCTGCGGTGTGGGCTTACAACTCGATCGGTACAGACTTCGGTCTGCACTTCTTCTTGAATGTGCCTACATTGTATGCTTACTTCCAGGTTCCCACTCCTGTGTGAGTTTTGTGACAAGTTCACTCGGCTAGCTACCGCTTAAATAATAGTAGCCCCACCTGGCAAGGTGGTAAAATAAACATGTCTAAAAGAGTAAAAGTCTTCCACGTCCACGACGGTACGCCTCAACAGAGAGGAGCCCCGTGATCAGATGCGTGATGACTACCGGTATGGTCGGTACTCTCTCACTTAAGTGAGTTGTTAAAACCTGCAAAGACTTTAAATTGTTATACTTTTCGTATTTTTCTTTTGTGTCCTTGCGGGCACAGAAATTCTCGTCGGAGACGAGTTTCTTTTAGCGAAAACTATAACCTTTTACTGAGTCTTTGTGGTATATGTGCC